ATTTATTACTTTGCTGAGAATCTTTATTTCCCAATTTGCCATGTCTTGATACTGCTGATCCAGTAAGTAGAGCACCAAACGCTAAATGAAATAAACCACCGTTTTGTAACGTGAAAGGTTTATGTTGATACGTATAACCTTCTACGAGCAAATCTTTAGAACGCATTGATATATCAATATTAGCCAATACATCGATATGTTGTAAAATATCAATACGTACCAATCCAATCCACATTGGGACTATGATAAAATCAAATACACATATGACTGCATATACGATTGCTAATATTGTTTTCCATCCTTCTTCTCTTTCCATCCATAAGAAAAACGCTTTCATATATACACCCTGATAATCTTGATATTAATCTATATATTCATCAGGTGTTTTTGGTATCATTATGTTTATCATAAATATATTGAGCGTATGCTTCAATTTGTTCGTATTCAATTATACCGTTTTCAAAAGCATCTTGGGCTTTATCTTCAGCTTCTTCGAAAGACATGTTATGAAACTCCTTCGGAAAAATCAATCGCCATTTGCTTGGCATCAGCCATAGTCTCTGCAGTCCATTCGCCTTTACCTAATGGTTCAATATGATGATAGTGTCCTGTAATTGAACCCCTGAGTTGTTGATTAGGAACCTTATCGTTATATTCAAAAACAAGATGAAAACAATCTTTACCTTCGCTCGTAACTACACCTTTAGACGTAACAGTGTGGTATTCGTCTGTCCAGAATTCTATCGCTGCCTGTTCTTGTTCTTCTATTGTACTACCTACATAATGACAATCACCCTTTTTACAGGTGGAACCAATCTCAAAACCATAAATCGCACGATGACTCCAGCCATACCACTTATTATCTTTAGGGCTAAACCTACGCCATGTGTCAATTCTTCTGTTACTTCCAACTCTGCTAGGTGACTAACAGCATCTTCTTGACCCTTCATGGTAATATAACTGCCGTCAAATTTACTGAGGTATACGTCAGCATAATCTTCAGGTACAATTTCTTGTTGTTCTACATAAGCTACTTGTTCTAACCATTGTTTTGTATTCATATTAATAATCCCCTGCCTGGAACTTAAGCACATCAATCATGTTTTTAATTATAAAGTTGCGAGAATGAATTGTTCTAATAATATCTTCTAAGAAATTTGCACGCGCAGCGTGATAGTCGACGATTAAACTTTTTGCAATAATATCTTTATCAGATTGAATATACCTGTCTAAATCATTTCTTAATACTTTAAGTTGAAAAGGTTTCCATCCATTTTCCTTTAATGTTTCTTCGTCCATGGAACCATCGTAGTACTCCCTCTTTAATCTTTCTAATCCTTTATATTCTGCTTTGTGCTTCTTTACACGAAGTACTTCTTTAAAATATATGTTATAGTATTTGCTATGCAGGTTTGGAATCTTTTTTGATTCACCAATAAGATTCGTTTCGTCAATAGGCGAATCTTTTGCCCACATTACACTTATGTCTTCAACACTCATTTGTTTCTCCATAGTTATCATTATATAAATTATATCACATACATATCATAATGTCAATAAGTATTTAAATTTTCTCTATTGTGAAGTAGTTGTATTTGAAAATGACGGTAGCTTCCGGGTAATCAATATCGCTCGTGGTAATATCAAGCTGTACATCTGATATTGATATTGGAAAACAATCTCTGTAATGAATTCTCATATTAGAGTTCTTGTGGCTGTTTTGGATGGTTACGATAATATCAGATTTTATATTTTCTGTAGTATCAAATTTCCTATACTGATCTGTAGATTGAGGAGTATTAATTCCAGTTAACCATTTATGTATTTCTAAATAATTATCCATGTCTTCGTTTATGATAAACGATAAACTCAAATCATCAAACGTTATACTTCCACCCGCCTGATACAATGCGCCGATAGGAGAACCGGTATTTACGTTAGGCGCAGATAGTGAAGGTATGTTTACCTTCTGTGCAGTGTACTCAATATTAGGTATTCTTTCAATTGATACCCTAAAATTAAGTGGTGATAAATAGTTATTAGAACTCATAGTTAACCTAAAGATGATGTTGTATTGTCTATATTTATAAGGAGGTATACAATGAGAGTACAGGAATATGTAGATCAGATTGAATTTAAACTTATAGACTTACAAGACTTATATATTATGGGTATCATAGATTTAGATGAATTACATGAAATGGTCGATAATACAGTTTCTTCTAAAAAACTAGAAAAAAGATTTCCGAACCACAAGGAAAGAGAAATGGCAGAAAATTTAATCTCTGCCATCCTTAACGTATATAATTTTAGTTAGTGATGTACACCATAAAACCACCAGTTGCTTTTGAGTCGTTGTATGCATCGAATTGATCTTCGTCAGACATCCATCTTACCTGATTGAATCTTGGTAATAATTTATCTCTAACATATTTCCAGTTTGTATGATTGTTATCTCCAGGTGTCATATCCATATGAAACTCGACTGCCATATGCGATACATTATTTTTTAAGAAGTTAATATTTTCTTCTGTGAATATTTCATACTCACCACCTTCACAATCTATTTTCAAGAAGTCGATATAATCAATAGAATTTTCTTTAATAAATTGCTTGAAAGATTTTCTAGTATACTCGTCTGAACTATTTGCAGTTCTTGTGTGATATATTGGATCTCTACCTTTACCACCAAATACATGATTTGACGAAGCTTCAGACAATCCTATCGCAGCGTGAATAGGAATAACTTTTTCAGTATCCTTTGTATCAATTATATAGTCGGAGACATTATACATTAGTGTTTTTAAATTTTCTTTATTTGGTTCAACTGAATAAATTTTACTTGCGCCCATATCAATCGCATGACAAGTAAAGAAACCAATGCACGAACCAATGTCAACTACTACATCCCCTTCTCGAATTGGACGCCACCAATCATAGTCAAACCTTACGAAAAACTCATAATACATATGAGAAGTATCGGCTACTGAAATGTTTCCAGTGTTAATATTTTTATTTAAATACTTCTTCATTATATACTCTCTATGTCTGATACGAATTGATCGTTTGGTGTTGTCTTTTTCCAAAATGTTAAATCTTTCTTCGACTCTTTTATTTCTTTAGCAAGATCTTTAACCATTTCATCGGTAAGACTCATAATGTTAATTCTTAATAACCTATCACCGTCTTCTTTAAAGTATTCGTGATTGTGTTGTAAAAGTTCACCTGATATTTGTTTTAGTACGTCAGCCTTCTTTTTATTTTTAAATATAATTTTTTCATCAAGAACTGCTTGAATAAAATTCATTTTAACATTTAACCATCTGAGTTTTTCTTCACAATCGCTGATTCTTAAATCAATTCTTTTTTGTAGAATACCAAGACGGTAATCACAGAAGCTTGCAACCAAATCACGAGCATCGTCAAACTCGACAAGTTTACCATCTGGTCCAATTACAGTTAAGTTTTCAGTAAGAGGCTTTTCAAGTTTAAACTTAGCCATTAATTTTTTATCAGACCACTTTGCAGACGTTTGTGTTTTTAGTTTAACTTCAAACCTAAACCCATTTTTGTCACAAAGATCTTCGTATGATATGATTTCGCCATTATCTTCTAATGTATTTAATACTTTTACGTATGATTCTCTATCAAAACCGTAAGGTACTTCGGTAATTGATAAACCTTGCTTACCCTTACGTTGATAGATACCCATTACATAATATTTGTTTTCGACTGAATTATATTCCACATTACCTTCAAAATCTGGAAATTTAATTTTTAGTCTTTTTGCAATTTTACCAGTCTTAACATATTCTTTACAACTTTCAATAATTGACTCAGGATCTCTTGGTAATATGTTTGTAGCAAAACCAGTTGCGATACCTTTCATACCATTTGTTAAAACTAGCGGAATGGTAGGTAAGTAAAATTTCGGTGGTTCATGCTCAGGATCTTCATGAACAGGCGAAAGCTCGATGTCTTTTATATATTTGTTAAAGTTTTCATGTAATCTTGTATATACATAACGTGGTGCACCAGCTTCTTGAATAAGACGAGTACCAAAAGATCCTCTTCCTTCAATAAGTCTTATGTTATTATTCCATTCAGCTGCCATAAGTTGTCCTGCACCAGCCGCAGATGATTCACCATGATTATAACCATATTCTGATATAATACCAGAAATCGCAGATACCTTTTTGAATTCTTTTTTAGAATTTTTAATTGAACTATATAGATAAAAACGGTGTACTGGTTTTAAACCATCAATCATATTCGGAATAGCCCGTGCTTCTACAGTGTACATAGCGAAGCTTTTCCACTCGTTATTTGCGACCATACTTATAGGATAGTTGTCGTTACTAGTCTCTTGTTTAGCATCTCTATTATCAGATTCAAACTTTGTTAGATCCATTCTTTACTCACTGTTAATTTAATTTATAGAACTATTATATATCATTTTTAATACAATGTCAAATTTTTTTAAACGCTGATAACCACGTCAGACTCTTTATAGCATAAGTTTCACCATTTTCCAATTCAACAATTAGTTTACCATTCTTACGACTTTCATAAAATTATCAATCATATTATTTCTCCTATCAATTTATAGAACTATTATATCATATGATAAAGAGAATGTCAATAGTTTATTTCTATAAAGATTTCTATTGACAAGATATAAGACTTGTGATATAATTCGTTTAACCGTTTGATAATATATTGGTTTAATGAAAATAACTATTGACATTTCACAATGACTTTGATATAATAGATACATGAATTGAGATAAGGAATTAAATTATGAAAACAACTAATCAAGCAAAAAGAGTTATCGGTTTCTACAGTGTTGATGATTACGGTCGCTTCAATGATGATACTCCAAAATGGGTAATTACTGTTGAAAAAACAGATGATTATAAAGCCGATGTTCAAACTGCTCGTGATTGGGGTGTTGAAAACTTTGAAAATGCAGGTGATTTAAAAACTGGTTTCTATATGCCTCACTATTATGAAAATGAATTTGAAGTAGAAATTAAATTACAACAAAAGGCAACTGCTTTGAAACTTGCTCAATTAAACCAAATAATGGAAAACTTTTAATAT